GTGATTATCACCTACGCCAACGCCATCTCACGGAGCACGGACGGTGGCCAGGACTGGACGTTCACCGTCAGCACCCTGCCCAGGATGGACGCAAACGACGTGGCCACCGATGGGCAGGGGAACTGGCTCATAGTCCACGACGCTGGCCGGATCTCCGTCAACACCAACGATGGGGCCCCCGGTTCCTGGGCCGAGCAATCCGGCGGCCAACTTCTGTTCCCCAGCAACACTGAGAATATCCAGGCCGTTGCCATGAATGTCCCCCTTCCCGTATAGAGGCTTGAACAATGGCACTCAAAATTGCTAAGTTCGATAGTGATGTTTTTACCCATACCATCGTTACGGACACTGGTCTTAGTGGTACTGGTGGAGGAACTGCGGCTGTCGATATCGATGTTACTCAGGGGGACCCTGGGAAGGTACACTCCATCACCCTCATCAATGCTGGGGGTGCCGCTTTGTTCTTCCATGCAACTTTCACGAATACGTCGCCAACAGCAGCATCAGTCCCAGATATTGTGCTCCCGATTAAGTCCAGTTCAACTGCTCACTGGGTTATGCCAGAAGGCATCCCATTCACCGTTTTGAGCATCTGGGCTACTACCTCCGTGGGCACGAACGCCACAACTGCTCCAAGCGCCGCTCTTACTGCTACCATTGTCATCGGATAGGAGGAATCATGGCTTCCACTGTAAGTTCTGTTGCTGATCCCCTTGCAGCAAAGCTCATTAAGCACATTGGCGACACTACAACTGTCACTGCCGAGGACGATGTCACTGGGAACACCTCGACTGTCTATGGCTTTCAGGGTGAAAACCTGGGAACAACTGCGGCTTATCTGAAGATCGATGACAGCACGGATGCTACCGCAACAACCTCCCAGGAAGAGATAAAACTATACTTCCCAGCAGGATCGACTGTGTCCTACCTACTGGGAAGCGGCTACGCCATGGAAGTTGGTTTGTCTTACTGGATCACGACCACTGCTGCTTCTGGCGGTGCCCAAACAGCACCCTCAGACAGCGTAACAGTCAAACTTCTCTCCTCAGCATAGAGGTTCTAATGAAGTCGCTCATCAAAACTCTTTTTGACTCTCAGCACCGCATCTCTTGGCGTAGGCTCGCCGTCCTTGCCCTGGGCACAGGACTCTTGGCTGCTGGGATGCTTGACTCAACCCAGTGGCTCTACCTGGGTCTCGCATACATCGCTGGTGATTCTGCTGAGAAGGCCATGGCAGCCCTCGCGAAGAAGTAGCGAATGGGCCTCAGTGTTACCAGTTGGCCCCAAGCGGTATCGTTCCGCGTTGCCTATGAGGACAACGTAAATACCACTATTAGGTCTAATGTGCTTGGTTCCACTGGGGTCATACGCGCTATCGTTGTCGATAATTCGCAAGGAAGTGCTGCTTGCTACCTAAAAATCGCAGACGCTTATTCTGCGTCAGTGAGCACAGAGCCTCATTGGGTATTCCGAGTGGGCTCGGGGAATAAGGCAACGATAGTCCTCTCAGATGGGGGCCATCTTTCTACTGGGCTTACCTTCTGGGCTACCAGGAATGCTGCTGTGGGCGACAACAATAGCCCTAGTGTTGTTACCGATGGGTCAGTAAAGGTCGTCGTCGTCGTAGAGGTGGCCACAGAGGCAACCGAGTCTCTTGGCCCAACGTATTAGAGAAGAAGATGCCCAGTTATCAAGTCACTTCCCCAACATCGCTTGCTGATGAGCTTGTTTGCGTAGTCGATGTCGGAGCTTCCGCAGAGGACAATGTAACGGGCTCCACAAGCGGGAAGATCTTCGTCATCGAAGTGGATAACACTAAGAATCGGGATTTTGGGGCCTACCTCTGGGTCGCAGATGCCGCCTCTGCAACCGTAGGCAGTACGGCGGGGGATATTAAGGTGTTCGTTCCCCGTGGAACTAAATCCAAGTTTATTTGGGCGGACGGTCACACATATTCATCAGGTGTGAGTCTTTGGGTCACCACAGACAACGTAACGACCAGCACAAGCGGCCCAACAGGAAATGTGGCCATTAAGATGGTTGTGACGGCATGATCGAAGATGCTTGGCCCTTACTGGCAGCCATTCTCTTCGGGATTGCTGCCGTTTTCGTCGCCCGGAAAACGCAGGGGCCTAAGGAAGTGCCTACGCCGCCTAAGAACCGTGCTGCTGGTGCTGCTCGCGCGACTATCCAACAGACTTTCGAAGACGAGGTAGGTGGGATACAAGAAGACATGGATGGGAGCGATCCAGCCGGGGATTTGGCAGATAGAGGGAACGCCCGAAACCGATGATGCTTTTTCTTCTTCTATTTTCTGCTGTAGCTTTCGGGGAGGACCTACTCCCTCGGCCAGAAACACCGAAGCCAGTAGCCGGTGAGTGTGCGAAGACTTATCCTCTTAGGAAGGGGCAGCCAGTCCCTTCTGTCCTCGCCAATCCCTCTAAGGCATCCTGCTCCGGACTGGTTGTCCCTCTTTCCTCCTATGCAGACCTACTTGCAACAGAAAAATGGAGCAAGGCAGTTGAGGCCCAGTACAAGGTGGATACGGCAGCATTGAAGGCTGATATCGACTGGTACAAGAAGAAGCTTGAGGAGGAATCTAAACCTCCCCCCTTCCTTGAGCGGGCCGGAACACAGCGATGGTTTGGTAGACTGGAGACACTTGTTACGGTTGGTGTAGTTGCTGTGGGCCTCGGCGCTGCTTATCAATATGGCTCTGGGGGGTTCAAATGAAGCAAATCGACGCCAAGCTGGCCATCTGGATTGTCACCGTCATCTTCTTGGCTGGGGGCGGTTGGTGGAGCCTACAAGATGTCTCTGCCGATGTGAGCAAGATCCAAGACACGCTTGATGGCCAAGAGAGCGAACTGACCGTGCATGTCGCTGCCGATGGGCACGCTGCGGGTGAAGGCCGCATCGAGAAGATTGAGGCCAAGCAAGACGAGATGGGGAAGGACATTAAGTCTCTTATGACCAATCAGTCAGCCATCTGCCAGGCAACAGGGGCTCGCTGTAGATGAGACCGATACTGCTGGACTATGTTGCAGCCCTGGGCCACGCAGTCTTCGAAAGAGGCCAGTACAACCTCAACATCATTGGCATCCGAAGTGAGATATGGGAGCCTGATAGGTTTGATGACCGCATTTGTGTGGTCTACAAGGATGATAGTGGTTGGGTGACGAGGACGTGGGAAGCAACTTGCGACCCAGGACAGTACTGGCTCGGCCATCCGATGCAGCCCACGGGTACTGCTATCCTCGTCCCTGGGCAGTATCGGGGCGCGTATAAGATCTCTAAGCATCGCGGGAAGTACGATGCGCTCTGCCAACGCGGGGCTCGCGTTAAGATCTACAGAGATAACAATAAGGATGAAGTTCTCGACCATGACCCTGAGTCAGTGACTGAGGGCTATTATGGGATCAACATCCACAAGGCAGGGGAAGCCTCCACTGAAGTTAATCGGTGGTCCGCAGGCTGCCAGGTCTTCGCGAACGAAGCGGACTTCGACGAGTTCATGTCACTGGCCAAGAAGAGCAAAGCCATCTGGGGAGAAACATTCACCTACACGCTGGTGGATGAGCCAGACATGTAAAAGCCCCAACCCCCCGCCCGGCGGGACCAGGCTCCCTACTACTGACGTGCTCACCATGAGCGGCCTGGCAATAGGCGGGGGGGAGGGGAGACTTCTACTAGTCCCAGCACTCGTTGCTTAGCTTCCGAGCGTCTTGGAACCAGACGGAACGAATGTGGTTGATGTCCCCAATAGGGTCTTCCGTTCGGGGGATCCGGGCGAGGAGTTGCGAATTCACTCCATACAAGCTGATCCACTCTTCTGTGGGCACTATCTGCAATCCCACACCAGCTTGGACCTCATCGATTGCACTCGCGAAGGCTTCCTCCACAAGACTACACATGATCTCGTGCATCCATTTCTTGGACTGGCTCTCCAGAATCCGGCGCTTCAGTTTCAGCTTCAGTGACTTCATCCTCCCCATCATAGCTCTTTGGAACGACCTCAACATAGTTCCACTCCGAGCGGGCTCTCCCCCGAGGCTTGAACGTAGACATAATCAACACTTGGCAAGGCGACTTCTCCATCCTCTCCATCGTCTTGGCCAGGTTCTTGCTATCCCACATCCGGTCATCGAGGATCAGCATACCACCTTCGGAGCATAGAGCAGCGCCCATAGCTCCGAGGGTTCGAGACTCTGCGCTCCCTGAAAGAGCGTAGTGCTTTATCCCCGACCGCTCCAGGTAGATCCGAAAGTTCGAAGAATCGTGCTCGATACCGAACTTGTCCCCCTTGGGCAGAAACTTGTTCACTCGACGGCAGTACTCCTTCAGTGGCTTCGCCATGAGCGATAGCAGCGCAGCATCCAATGCCTTCTCAAGCGCGTCGAACTCTTCAGCAGCAGTGGCTGCGTTGCTTGAGAAGACCCGGACCTTTCGCAAGGCTCGGTGGAGGGACTCACGCATCCAAACATCGCGAAGAGAGTCCCAATACTGGGCAGACCCAAGAAGCTCTTTCAGGTCCTCCTTCGGGCCCAACTCCGCAGCCAGTTGTTGGAGAGCGTGCTTCTGTCCCGCACCCTCCACCTCCTTAAACGTCTTCCGGAGCCACTCGAAACGAATAGCGGTGCAGAGAGACTCCATCAGGGCAGTCTCGTGTTCCGGATCCATCTTATGCGCAGTCCCAAGAACACCAAGCATATCCAGCGATGCCTTAGCGGTGCTCTTCCGTTTCCATGAGCCACAGTTCTTGTGGGCCTCGATGATATCCGCAGCCCGGATCTCTTTTCCGAAGTCGGGGATAATTTTATCCAGCGGGGCGGAGAGGTCGTAAGCGGATTCGGGGAATGACTTCTCCAGCTTCTCTCGCGAGACGGGCTCCAATAGATGCTCGGCAAAGAATTGCCGCGCCTTCTTACCCGACCCACTTAGGGCACTCCTAAGCTCCCCAATCGGAAGAGCCACAGTGTGCTCCCCCGTGTGCTTGGGCCTGCCCCCAGGCTTCATCTCCCAGCGAGAGGTACTCCCATCTGCGTACTCCACCTCGGCAAAGATCTTCTCCTCAGCAGTAGCAAGATTACCAAGCTGATTACCTGCCTTCACCTGGGCAGAGCGGAAGAAGAGCCCGTATGCGCTACCGCAAGCCGCAAGCTGCACAGCCTCCGCAATAGCACTCTTCCCGCTCTCATTCGGGCCGATTAGGATGTTTAGATGGTCGAGGTCCTGTGACCAGGATTCTCCTCTGGGGTCTTTAATATTACTCGTCACCTTCGTGATCTTCATTTCCTGCTCCTTGGGGTTGATACTGGTCGAACATTCGATCCAGTGCGCTGCGGAAGACACGGGCTGGCCGAGTCTTCCCTGTTCGCCACCTATAGATGGTCTGAGTGCTGGGGCCCTCACCCCCGAGACCCCCCCCGATTTCCACGGAGAGTCTCTCGTCACTCCACCCATTGAGGCGAAGAATCTGTAGTTTCAGTTGATAGCTCATTGGCTTGCTTCCTTTGGGAATGGGAGGGGAAGCTGCTTGGGTGGCGTATAGCAAATGGACCACCCATTGGTCCAATCCTCACAGTCATCCTCTTCGATTTTCTGGACTTTATAGATCTTCCCAGGGTCTTCACCATCCCACCAGAAGACGGGCCTACCTAATGAGAGGGCAAGCCTGAGTATGTTTGCTGTTGCTCGACCACAGTGGGTTCCAATGACAACGAAAGCATCGTAGACACGTTTCTGTGCAGTCACATCAGTTCGATGGACAACCCCGTATTGCCAGTCATCCCAATCACCTCTCCAGTTATTCTTATGATCGTCTCGGCCAGCTCGGATACGGACGCAAGAAGCTCCCCGGTCATCCATGACCTTCTTCAGAAGCTTCACTTCCTCAGAGATCTGCTCTGGTGGTGTAGTCGCTGAGTGGGCGTAGAAGATGTTCATTTCACTTCCTCTCCCTCTTCCTTTGGAATCAAGCTAAGCTGCTTTTCGAGGCCCATGCGGAGGACCCCTATTTGCTCAAGGCAGTCTTCTTTCTCCTCACGGAAGGCTGGCTTTACTTCATCGCCATACTTCTTGAGGACTCTATCCAAGCTCCTTTGCCGCTTCCGCTCATAGTGCTTGATTGCCAGATGCATCCAACGGAGTTCCTGCCGTGAGAGCCCTGTGACTGCGTACTTCTTTGCCTTTCTCATGCCTATACCTCCAACCAATTCATTCCAATCGCAGCCTCTGCGGTGTACGTCAATTGCGCACCGCGCCGTCTGCGGCGAGTCATCGCTGCTTGTAGCTGCTCCGCCACCTCCTCTCCCCGTTCCTCTGGAACCTCAAACATGAGAGAGTCATGGCACTGATTGACGAGACCTGTTCTGGCCTCAAAGTCAAAGGGAAGGACATCCCAGGCAAGCGGAAATACATCTTGACTGTGTGTGGAAACGGTCCCCGCACCCGGAATGCCCAAAACTAATTCGAGCATAGCTTCATGGATTAGAGATGCACCACCCGTCTGGATTGGATGATTCACCAGTTCATTGATCTTCTCTTCGTCGCGGAAGTACCTACGTCTCCCCCAAAGAGAGTCAGCCACGAAGCCTGCTCTTCGATAACCATTACGAATCTTGTCCCACCACTTGGGGATCTCTGGGTCAGCCTTCTTTAGACCGTGGACCACATCCCGAATGTCTCGGTGGGTCAGGTGCGCATAGATGAGCTTACCGTTCTCATCTTCCACGCTGATAACCTGCTCGTGGATTGTGGGGACACTTGCGGCATACTGCCAAGCGTATCGGACATTCTTGGTAACGCCTCGCGTAGCTTTGAAAGTGCCGCTGCCTTTCTTTGTTCTCTCTCTTGGCGCGCCCTCAAGCGTCCAGATACCCTTGCCATAAACGATCTCCATCGTCTCGTTGTGTGGGTCGAGCCCACTATTAATGATCTTGATGAGGCGGTCTGCACCAGCCTCTTCAGCGATGAACCTCAACTCTAACTGGTCTGCATCGGCACCCACAAACACATGTCCAGGCTCTGGAATGAACATATCCCTGAGAAACCCTGGGATGTTCTGGGCGTTGGGTGCGCTGGAGGAGTATCGCCCGGTAGCTGGGAGCCGGTTGTAGGAGGGATGGACACGGCCATCGCCCAGCACAAGCTCGCCTCCCTCAAGTGGGGAGATGTAGGTGCTTAGGAGCTTGGTGTAACGGCGGACCATTCGAATAGCTTGAATGAAGACTCGCCTCTCCTCATCAACGTCATAGGTCGTAAGGATTCTCCGGAGGGTATCGTCATCAGTGCTGGGGTCACCCGTCTTCTCGTTGTACTTGACGGGAGTGAGCCCCCAATCAGAGAAAATCAAGCGCCGGAGCTGGTGGGTAGAGTTGGGATTAAAACCCTCTGGGCCAATGTTCTCGGTCAAACGCCGGTTTTCAGAGAGTTTTCGTTGGAAGTTATGCTTGTGTTCTTGGAGCTTCTCTTGGTCTACGAACATTCCAAGGCGCTGCATTCCTGACCCAACCCACTGGAGGTTGTGTTCCATAGGCAGTAGGTCCCATTGTGAATGGGCATTCACTTCTTGGGCCAGGGGTGCTGACACCGCAGCGGTTACCGCGCAGTCTTTGGCGCAGTAGGTATGAAGCTCTGCATCGGAGCGGGCATCCACGGCAGTGTGGTTTGCCTTCCAGGCTTCAGTGAAATCCGAGTAGTAGCTGGTGACGAAGCCGAGATTATGGGGCATCTCGTTATCAGCAAGGAGATGCAGAAGAATCGTGTCTGCACCAAGGGCTGGGGTAACCCCGAAAAACTCTTCACAAACGAGACGGTCATACTGGCCAGCGTTGTGGCCCAAGAGGGGTTGCGGTGGATGCTTCAGATAGCCAGCAACGATAGCTTTGACTGCTGCCTCCTCGCTCGGGCCGAAGAAACGAGTGTTCCCGTCGATACTTAGGAACGGGACCACCATGCTAAAGCGGGTGTTGGCAAAGCCAATGCATCGAAGTCGAGCACTGAGGGGGTTCTTCGCGTCTGTCTCAACATCGTATGCGATGGGAAGGTCATCAGCTTTTAGTCGGTCGAATCCTTCTACAACCTCATGGATGGTAGTAGGGAAGAAAAGTTCGGGGTCTGACCACTCCAGTTCTCCCGCGAAGAATCGAAGAGCCTTAGCTATGTCGCGGCGGAATACCGGACGCCACTTTGGAGACCTAAGAACAAAAGCAGGGTGGAGGGTGTAGGCGATCTTCACCTTACCCCAGGGCATCTCTACTTCTTCGCACGCGCCCCGCATCGCCATGATGGAGGAGTTCCCTCCGCGTAGAGCATGGGCAGCTTCTGAGCCTAAGCAAATAATGTTAGTATGACCTTCGAGGCTTTCCATTAGTCTCCCCCGGCAAGCCTCCATGGGAGAGAGCAGCAACGGTTCTTCCTTCTTCTTGCGTGCTTTGTTCTTTCGAGAGTGTTGAACCATGAAGGTATCGAGCCGATTCGCTGGTGGTCGGCAGGCAATAGCATTCTCAAGCAAGCACTCTGAACGCTTCAATCCAGCTTCATCCAGGGCAGCTTGAAGCTCGTGCCCACTCGGCCCCACGAAGGGGCGACCCTCGGAAGTCTCATGGAAACCAGGAGCCTCACCGATAATGGCGATTCGGTCCGACCCGTGTGTTTCCGCGAGCACGGGCACACACTCATCCATCTTCCTGAGGTGTACCCCCAGCGAACACGAGACGCACTTTGCTCCTGAGATCTTCATCGATCCCTCCGTGAAGTGGGTGGCAGACTACTTTCCCCCCGGTCTGCCAGCGGTGGTCAACAGGAAGCAGATTATTGGACCGCCATCTGCCAGAGCGGAAAAAGCCTAATCGTTATCGTCGCCAAGGAGGAAGTCGAAATCCTCTCCCTCGCTCTTAGCCGTAGCGGCCTGGGCAACCGGAGCACCTCCACCGTTGGACTGCTCCACCTGAACATCCTGCGGCGTCAGGGATGCAACTTCCTGCATCTGAGCATAGCGAGCCTTCGTGTAGTAGGTGTACTTCGGATAGGAACCCTGCACAGCCTTCCCGGTGCTATCCATCTCGGGCGGGACGTAGTTGAAATACACAGTGTTCCCAACGAGCTTGTGGAACGGAATCTTTGACTTCCCACTGAGCTTCGAGGCCGGGATGTTAGCACTCTCCAGCATCGCCTTCAGGAAAGGCAGGGCATTGGGGGAGCCAAGATTAAAAGAGTCACGATGGCGAACACCATCCGTCATGTAGTAGGCGTAGAGACGATTGGAATCGTCAAAGTGGTTGAACTCCACAAGTGTCGCCGTATGCAGGCCAGCCTTGAGATAGCCGAGACCGCCAGACGCAGCGTTGACACCAGTGAAATCGAGTTCGATTGTCAGATTATCCATTACCAGTTCTCCTGTTCATCAATGAACATGCGGTCGAGGATATTCTCTCCCGCGTTTGTGATTACCGCTCGGTGCAGAGAATCCTGCAAAACCCAGCGGACATGTCGAAGGTCGTGCTGACCCCGAAGCTTTTCAGCGACCTTCGAGAGCGTCCCTCTCCAGTCCTCTATACCTTCCTTGAGAATCAAGGCGCTTGTCTTCTCGACAATCGGGCCCATCCACTCCAAACCCTCGGGGCGGGGTAGCTCATACCCGGCAGCACTTAGGGCTTCTCTAAGATTCATGGGGGCGGTCTCGGGAAGAACACCCAGGCGATCTCCGCTAATGTATTCGGGGTTCGGACCAGTCCTAAGAACATACTTCCAAGGAGAAGCGGTCTCCTCATACTCAACCCGCGCCACTACATCTGCGAAAGCGGAGAACTGCTCGGGGAGTTGGCCAGGGAGTTGGGGGCCTCCACGCACATACTTACCAGAAGAGGTTTTAGGTGGGGCCTGGTGGCAGTTGAAGAAAACGTGTGTTCCCTTGGAGGTAGCGAACCGGGCAGCGTCCCGCATGAAGAGAACCTGTTGTCGGAGGTTCCTCCACATTTCCCCGAAAGCGTGAACCTTCTCAAGTTCCATGACTGTAATTTCAGCCAGAAGAGAGAAGTCATCCACCACGATGGTTGGAACTTTACCCGCAGCTTTCGTTACAATGTCTCCCGCTTCCTGAACATTCTTAGCAGCTTTGGCTCTCACCTTCTCCAACCCAAGGAAGTTCTTGAGAGGAAGGAGTCCCCCTGTCTGGGCAATAAAGAGTCCGCTTGCCCCGGCTGCGCCGGTAGCCGTACTCTTCCCCGTCTTGGACGGGCCATAGATTACCGTGAAGATTCCGTCACTCATGCCTTAGCCTTGTCGTACTTCTTGAGGTTTGTCTCAGCGTCTACAACTCGGGTGTTCCCGTCCCCGTTGCCGCCACCCTTAGAAAGAGGGGTCTTGTGGTCAACGTGCGTGCCATCACCCTTGGACGCTTTTCCCTCACGGATTGCTTTACGACGAGCCTTGTTCCGCTCGACGCGGAGGCCCTTAGTCTTTTTCCCATACATCTTGTCGTGGGCAGCTTTGTCTTTCTTATCGGCGTACGGCATCACTCACCCCATTGGCAGAGTTCAAAAGCATCACACTTACCGTACTTACCCCAGCAAGTCTGGTCACTGTAGACGGCGGGCCATTCCAGAGGAGGCTTACCCTCGAACATATCAACCATGTGCTCCTGAAGCGCGAGGTTCTTTGCGAAGATCTTAATGGCAGCAGGTGCTGGCTCAAGAATTGTCCGGTCGAACCCGTATGGCTGGGAGAGCTTTACGCGGTTGACGATGACTCCGCCAAACTTCTCTCCCCAGAGCTTCCGACCGAAGAGTTGGTACCCAAGAAACTGACCGGACAGGATGTGCTGGCGAAGAGTCTTACTCTCAATCCGGTAGCAGGACTTATGATCCACAATCCAGTAAGTTCCATCTGAGTCACGGACAGCAAGGTCTGCACGCTGCGTGAACAGGAATGTTCCCTCCTGGCGATACTTAGGTATGTGGGCACGGAGTTCTTCTTCGACCTTCACCGGCTCCCAACTGCAACTTCCCCACCGCGCTGTGTATGCTTGGAGCGCAAGGATAATGTTGGGAACAGCTACTCGCCATAGGGCAGCGGCATGCGCAGTTGAAGCCTCCGATGCTCCGATGGCTGCCAGCTTTCGGACGGCATCTTCTGGGGTGAAGTAGTAGTCTGGGTCCTCGCAGTTCATACGAGCGTAGTAGTGGGCCAGTCCGATGTGGAGAAGACTCCCCTTAATCAAGGGCTCCGTTTCCACTCGGGGCATGGCACCAGTCTCGCGCCAGGCATGAAGCCTAAGACAGCGCGAGGCTCCCTCGATGCGGTGCCACCCCCTCTCGGACGGGCCAGCGTTCAGTAGGTGTTGGGTCATTGGTTCTCCTGTTGCGGGAAATGAGGCTTCTATTCGACCACCGACAAGCCCCCCTGCTCGGACTCATGGGATGAAGTAACCACACAAGATCCCTGGTCTATATACAGTATAGCACATGTCGGACAGGTGTCCCACCTTTTATGTCAAGAACATGTTAGACACCCTTTCAAGTAAGCCCTCTTGTGTACCCGAGAAGGCAGCTTCAACCTCCTGAATCACCTCATCGTCAGCTACCTCACCCACTGCTGGGAGCTTGTCCACAAGTAGCTCCGCAACATGTTCATCAACTGTTCCCTCGGCTATGACATAGGTGATTAGAACAGGTCTCTTCTGGCCCAAGCGGGCGAACCTTCCCTCCCACTGGCTGATCGCTCGCGGAGTCCAGGGAAGCATTACAAATAGGGCTAAGTCTGTGTCCTGGAGGTTGACCGATTCCCCCCACGAATCCCCAGTGCCAACAAGCACTGCGCCGGAAGTTGCCTTCATATATTCCTGGCGAATCTGATCTCTCCCTTCTGTGGAAGTTCCTCCGTGAGCACACCAGACAGGACAATCATCAATCTTCTTGGCGATTTCCTTCCCCAGCTTCTCGCAGTCGCTACGACGCCCCGTGAAGACAACAACCTTCTGCTTGCATCCCACCGCGTCCACAACCCGGTCCACGATATACTTCCGCTTCCGGGACGCCGCCTCCTGCAGCATTACTTCAAACAGACTCTCCCGGTCATTGGTCCGCGAGGCTCGTCGGATGTCCTGCTTAAAGGCAGCGGGTCGATTCTGTTCTGACTGATCCAGATATACGACTTGCCTTCTTTTGGGTGGTAGACAAGCGTTGATGGCTCCCTGAGAAGTTTTGTGCTTGGACCATCGCAATCTTTCCTGGAGTTCATCGGGATTACTAAGGCCATTATATTTCCATCCGTAGGTGTCTTGGAATCCAGCACAGTACCGGACACCGAAGTTGTGGTAGGTTCCCCACTGCCAAGGCTCAACCAGGTCAAGCTGGGCCCAGAGGTCCCTGGGCCGATTGGGGATGGGGGTAGCGGTGAGCCCTAAGCGGTTCGAGGCTACACCTGCAACAGCGTGGGCTGCAGCCGCAGCGTTAGGAAGAGGTTCCCAACGTGTCTTGCCCGAGGTCATAACGATAGACCGAGAACGCTTATGGTTCTTCGCCCAATGGATCTCATCCATAACGAGGCTCTGCACCCGCAAGTTCCGAGTAAGCGCGTCCTTCCAGTGGATGAGAGTTTCCCACGCTGTGATGTAGATCTTGTTGGGGTCTTGTACGAGTAGGCGGCTCGCGTCTTTTCCATGTCCCATCAACATCACGGGCTCGAACGTGGAGTACTTACGGATTTCCTCCCGCCAAGTTCCCCGAGCTGCAGCCTTGGTAATAACTACCTTGATCCCTGGTCCCCTCTGCGCTGCCAACCATACGATCCCGCATAGAGTCTTCCCAGATCCTGGGGGCGACCAAGCATGGAATCCCTCACGGCAAACAGCTTTCCTGAGGATGGTACGCTGGTGATCCATGAGGAAGTCTCCAACCCATGGATGTAGGCGAGGGTGGTTCAGGGCCTGCGCCACTTGCGAGTTTCCATCTGGGTTCGGTGGGTCAAGGCCGAGAAGTGATAGAGTGTTGAACGGCACACGGAACCCTGGCTTGTTCTTATTCGCCCAAACACCAGGAAGATCCTCCCATTCCGGAGGAAGAGATAGGACACGTAGGAACATTTATCCCCAACAATTGTTAGTTAGAATCGCGCGAAGAATTAGGGAGATGGAATTAGGCTTACAACCTTACCTTTCCCCGAGTCCTGTTGACGTGGCAAGCCCTTGTAGACTTTAACCTTCCTCCCACCAATCCTGGCCGGAACTACTGATACACCAGTTAGATCCTGGATAACCAGCCGAAGCATGTTCTCGCTGTACATGTCGTTTTTACCAGTTTTGGCGCAATATTCCCGATACGATCCATAGAGGGTTTCACAGGGTACGGCAGCCGTTGCAGCTTGCTCGGATATTCGAAGGTATGCAGGGCCAGGTGGGTAGTTGGAGAGAACCTCGGAAGCCCCGTTGCGCATTAGCTCTCTCGCAAAGGACTCCATGCTTCCCATGCTTGCGTTCTGGAGTTCTTCCTTTGCCACTGTGCTGTGCGGGTGGGAGATGAGGGGCCAATCAATCTCCATGTTCTTCAGCATATGAGCGTAAGCTTGGATCTCTGCGTAGAAGTCCGGAGCAAAGGAGGATGTCTTAGAGTCGAAGCATCCCCGAAGCATCTTCCGGTAGGGAGCCTTGGCCTGGGCAGGGGAGAGGATTGTGAATCGTCGGTCATCCTGCTCCACGAGGAATGGTCGCCGCTTGTTAGACGTAAGCCACCAGGACATCCGGTTCACCACAGTAGTCCGCGAAGCATAGGGAGTAGAGCAGTGGACACGGTCATCCGTGATCGCAGCTTTAATCTCAGCGATGATGTCTGCAGACTTCCTGTCGATTCCTACCTCGTCTGCGAGCACAAGGAGGCTCGTGACGTAGTGGGAGTTAAAGTTATCCCTTAGGGCTTTATTGCTGACAACAACAGAGTTCCCCTTACCGATGACTTCTGCAAGCAATCTTCCATAGAGGCTCTTCCCGATCCCTTGCTGGGGAGAAAGCACAAGCACTGCCACCATCGCACGCCGCTCGGGATGCTGGATCAAAGAAGCACTCCAATGTGTGAGCCACTTCATGGTGTGAGTATCCCCGTTGCATAAGAGAGCAGAGATCTTGTCTATCCTGGGATGCTCTCCAGGCTTAGGCTTCAAGTCGGGCCAAGCATAGAGGTTGAGCATGGGCACCTCGTTCTTCCGAACGATAGGAGCCTTGCTCGATTGGCAGTCGAAGCCATACACCTGCCGCGAGAGGATGTGGTCGATGAGGGCTGCCGCATGTGTCTTGTCGCACCCCTTAGGCAGTAGACCTACGAAGTGATCGGTAAGAGGGTCCTTTCGGATGGGCTGTCCAATCTGCCATGCGCCATCAGCATGGCGATAGAACACACCTTGAACGGCGTTGTAAGCCATCCTCTTCTCGGCATACCGCTTCAGGTCTTCGGGGACCTCCGCAAGCCGATGCTCCCGATCCTCCACGCTACGTGGGGCTCGGTTCCCTCTCGTCTTTTTCTTTAGCCAGAACTGCTTCCCGTCATGGGTGTGGCGTTCACTGGTACACTGAAGGAACGTCCGACCGTCAGCCATAATCCTAAGGAAAGCTGAGCCTGCGGAGGCATCGTCTTGGAAGGGACACATGCACTTGTGCTTCCCTTCTCCGGTCTGAACCATGGCAGCAACTGAGGTGATCTCTCCCGTATCCAAGATTAGTTGGGTATCGAGCCTAAGCTCGGGGCCGGTCATCACCTTCTTGGTA